AGCTATAACGCATATATCGCTGAATACGAAGCTTGGATTGAAGAAATGGAAGCCGCTGGTGAGAAACCAACAATCACAGACCACTTAACAAAACTAATTAAGGTTAGACAGTTATTATCTTACGACAAGATTGCACATACAATTGAAATGGCCGAAGAAATGCTGGAAAATGACCAGAAGGTTATTATTTTTAGTTGTTTCACCAATACCATTAAAGAATTACAAGCCCATTTTGGTAAAAAAGCTGTCACAATTGATGGTTCGGTGTCAAAAGAAAAAAGACAACAGGCTGTTGAATCATTCCAAAATGATGATAAGATTAAAGTTTTCTTAGGTAATATTGTTGCCGCTGGTGTTGGTTTGACACTGACTGAAAGTAGTGTGGTAATATTTAATGATTTAGATTGGACACCCGCCAATCATATGCAGGCTGAAGATAGGGCGCATAGAATCGGCCAACAAAACCAAGTTCATATTATTTACCCTTTATTCGCTGATACGTTAGACATGATCATGTACAAAGCACTACAAAGTAAAATGAAAATTATTAGTACTATCATGGGTGATAACCCATCAGAAGAACAAATTTCTGTTGGTAAAGAAGTTATTATGCACCTTAGACGTTAATGTTGAAGTAGGTAACTACCTTTAACATCTTTTCTTTGAGCACCAACATCACTGTCACCAGTCGGTAATACAATAACATTGTATTTTAACGGTTCGTCCTGTGTTGTTGGTAGTTCATCTGTGTAAACAAGCGATTCATATGGTACGTTATACTTAACACTTATACGATTTTTTAACATCTCTTTAGTACTATCATCAATAAATTGAGCCTTACCTTTTTCGTCTTTTACGTAGTGAGGCCCTTCTTTTTTAAAGATATCCTTAAATAATTCCTTAGGGACTATTTTAGATATTTTAGCTGTATCCGTATTAACCTTTTCAGTCTCCCTTTTATTAGCGTCATCAGAAAAATTCATAATAAAATTAGGGTCAGCTATGTTTGCTATATCACCCATTTTTGTATATGCGTATGAATCAACATTGTAACCAGCTTTAAGTAATTGGTTTGTAACACTAATAGCTATATCGTAATATTTTTTAGCAAAAAAATCACCAGCATCATTCCATCTTAATATTAGTTTAATATCAACACCCTCTTTTTTTGATTGTCTTTTAAGGCTATAAGCCAAAGGGTCTAATTCATCCATTATAATATTCTCATATGTCTCTGGATCGTTTAATAAAAGATTAAGTCTTTGCGTATATTTTATATTTTTACCATCGTTCATGATATAAAAACCTTTTCTAGCGTAACAATCAATCGCACATGAACCAGCCCCAGGACAAGTGTTAATTGTATAAAACTTACCTTGTTCTTTATCATAAAGTATACTCCTTAATGCTGGTATTCCAGTATTAACTGTGTATTGTAAACCACCCTTATCACTTTTTTCCATTTTAGGGTTTCTATCAAATATTTGTTTTGGTAATGCAGTTATTTGTTTGATAAAATGTTCAATATCAATCTCACCTTCATTATCAGTAGGTATATTTCCACCACTAATAATAGGTTCATTAGCACTTATCTTACCCCTATCTTTTGAGGGTTTACCTAGTCTGTTTAATTGAGAGTTTAACATACTAACAACTGACTCTGGTGATAAACAGCTTTTTTTAACATCGCTAAATTCTTTATCCCAATCAACTTCATTAATATCCTCTGATTCATTAAGTCTATAGCCAAATAATTCTTTAAATCTGATTAAAGAACGTTCAATTTTATCATTTATCATACTGTTTGTTTATTTGAAAGTATTTATAATAAATATTAGTGAAATGAAAATAAATCCAGTTGAAAAAGAAAAAATCTATAAACAAGCTAAACATAGGCTTGGGGCACCGATTAGAAAAATACAGTTAGAAAATGAGCAAATGGATTCATTGCTTGAAATCGCAACTGAAGATTATGTTGAGTTTATACATAACTGGTTAATTGAGCATCAATGGCCTAGTTTAATTGGTTTAAACGTTACTGAAGCGGACTTAACCAGAGCATTCCTTTATAGAACTTTTGATTTGGTAACTCAATACACATACTCCTATTCAAAAATAGTCGGTTTAGGTGCTGGTGAAGGTGGTTACGTTCTCAAAAAAGATTACGTTGAACTAGTTAAAGGTCAACAAATGTATGAGATACCAGCAAATAGAGAAATAAATGAGGTATTATGGTTTACCCCAGCATCCTTAGATCAATCAGTAATTGACCCATTTTTAGGTGTGTGGAATAACCAGTTTGGTGCTGAATATATGGGGTTAGGTAGTTACTATATTCTACCAGCTTTCGATATTTTAATGAGAACAACAGATAGAAACCTTAAAAATAGAATGATTCGTTCTGAGTTAATTTATAAAATTACAAACGCCCCAGACGGTAAGAAATATCTTCACTTAATGAACACACCTGGTGGTAAATTTGATTTTAGGGGGTCAATGCTTAATCAAGGTAAATGTTGGTATTGGTACTATGATATTAACCCTTTAATTAAAGATGATTGTTTGGCTAAAAACAAAGATATTATCAAATCACCAATGGATGTCCCTTTGGACAATGTTGATTTTGATGATCTAAACGACCCAGCTAAAATTTGGATTAGAAGATACTTTATTGCTTTATGTAAAGAAACTTTAGGTAGAGTAAGAGGTACGTTTGGTGGTAAAATACCAGTTCCAGACGCAAATATGGAAATAGAATACCAATCACTTTTATCTGAAGGTAAAGATGAAATGGTTACACTTAAAAAAGAATTAGAAGATAGGATGCTTAAATTAAATCCATTAGAAATTCTTAAAAGAATGTCTTCTGAGGCTGAAGAAATTAATAAAGCTCTTAAATACAGAGCGTTCCAAAAACCAATTAAGATTATATAATGTTTTATACAGCCCTAGATAATAGTGAATATTTTGATTTAACGGTCACAAAAGATTGTAGAGATTTTTATCGTGATTATAGTGAGTGTCATTTAATTAAAATTGATGTTACTCAAGGGCTATGTTCTAGACCAGGTATAACACAAGCAACAAATGTTGAATTGGATTATATAGGGCTTAATGGTTATGATAATTTTTTTATACCCAATGGTAATGGTAAAATTGATCCAGATGTAACATATGTTGTTGAAAGCGGTGATACTTTTTGTTTTCATGAAGTTTCTGGTTATACAGGGCAATTCACTTATGAAATAGAACACTTAAAATCGGATAATGGCCAATATTATAATCAATTGAAAGGTGGTTTTTATCAAGGGTTTTATAAAATACACAAACAACCTGTTGAGTGGTTTCCAACAAGAGGTAGAAAGGGTTTTAGTGTTAACATGTTACTACACTTCCCAATGAACACCACTGGATCAACAACGGGATCAACCACTGGTTCGACAACAGGATCCACCACGGGTATTACACTAAACGAGATGTTTACAGGTAATACTGGTTTTATTTTTTATATGGGTACTAGATCTGAAAACAAATATGCTGATAAAACAGTTGTTGAGGTTAAAAAATTAAATGATAGTTATTCCATAATACCAAAAGAATTACAAAATATATACACATATAATGGTATGCTTACCCTAAATGGTAGTTCAAAATATATAGGTTATTTTAACTATTATAACGGATTAATGTATACTGGTAGAAAATATACACCACAGTCTCAAGTTTTACAATACCACCAGGAGTATTCCGATTTATATTACAATGCGTTTGGTTTAAGAATAACCAACGATGGTAGAATTGGTTACAGAACCATATATCCAACGGATATATGTTACACTGGTCAAACACAAGAAGTTAGTGGTATCACAACAAACTCATTCATCCAACAACCAGATGACGCTTGTTCTAATCACACAATTTCTTTAATAGTTACAAAATATTTTACAATAGAAGAGGGTTACACAAAAAAACCAGTAATAGATGTTAATGAGAAAAAGTTTTTACATGTAAGTAGTGTGTTTGAAAGGGATTTCGCCTACAAGGATTCTTGTGAACTATTATACGGTAAGTACAGACGAGGTACGCTATCAATTTACTTAAACGGTAAAATGGTTTTAAGAAACTATGATTTTGTTGAGGTAACACCGCATGAATTAGATGTTGATAGTAAATACCAAGAAGGTGTCCCTTTTAATATCTCATTTGGTGGTGGTACGCAAAATCTTTTAGATGCGTTATATTTAGATGAGACTAAGAAAATAAACACCGTACTTGAGAAATTCTTCGCTGGAACATTTTTAGGTGGTGTAAAGGATTTTCAGATGTATTGTGTACCTTTGTATAGCGTAGAGGTTAAAAAAATAGTCAGTAATATGGGTAATATTTATAACCTAAGGACAATAAACGGTGGTAGAAAGATATTTATTAATAAATTATTCTAATGATATTCAGTATAAGACAAAACTCAACATTACCTATTTTAAA